AGTATGGATTAATCAGCAAGAGGGAGTTACCTCTACAACAGTAGCAGGAGGAGCTTGGATAGTATCTGCTATAACTGCTACTCCATTTGCTACATTTGAAATCAATAGAAACACAGGTAACTATACTGAGGATACTGCAGTAGACTTAATCAATGGCTCTACATTTGTTACTCAGACTATTACTTTAATGTTCAATAGAAGAGACAAAGAGAAGTCAGAGGCTATCCATGTACTAGGATCAGGTCAGCAATATTTAGCTGCTGTTGTTTTAGATGCAAATGGTAAGTATTGGTACTTTGAGAATCTACAATTAACTGCTACAGGTGAAGGATCAGGCACAGCGAGAGCTGATGGCAGTAAATATTCCGTTACACTTTTAGCGGAGTCAGACCACCTGTGTTATGAAATAGAGGCTGCTGATGTAGTATCACCTACATTCCCACCTTATCCAGTATAGTCTTAACACCCTAATAATTAAAGCTCTAGTAATACTAGGGCTTTTTTTTTAAACATTTTTCTAGGTTGATATAATATAGTTATATGATATACATTAAAAAAGATGAGGTCAATCAGATAATCCTTACCCTAACTGAGGTAAGTACACTGCCTAATCCTTATTATTTATTTGTTTTTCAGAATGAAATGGACAAGCTGTCTGCACCTATTACATTCTACACTGCTGATCTATCAGCTTATCCTGAACGATTCAATCAGTTTGAGTTAGACGAGCCTGTAGATTTGGAGTTAGTCAAAGGGCAGTATACATATAGTATCTATGAGTCAACTATCACACCTCCAACTATTGCTAACTCTACAGGGTTTGTGATTGAAGAGGGCAGGATGGTAGTAAGTGGACCAATAGTCTCATCAATTTACGAATAATTATGGCATTAAAAGACTTTTTTAAAACAGTAAAGCATGAAATAGTAGAGGGATATCAATCATTCTCTACTCCATTCCTTAAGGTAGGAGGTGCTAACTTAACTCTCCCCTATGTAAATGGTAGGCATCAGACTAATGGCTATATACCATTTGGTCAGGACAATTTATTTCCTGAATTAATTAATCAAATCTTCTATGCTAGTCCACTTCATGGGTCAATAGTGGGTTATAAAGTGAATGCAGCTGTAGGAGGTGGATTTAATATAGTAGCAGATAGACTTACTCCTCAGGATAAGCTAGAGCTATATACACTAGAGAGAAAATTAAACATAAAAAAAGTAGTGCCTGCTGTAACTCAGCAACTGATACTGCATAATAGAGTATATTTCAAGTTATGCTTTGATGATAAGATGAAGCTGACTAAGATTGTCAATCTATCACCTGAGAAACTTAGAGTAAACTTAGATCGTAAAAGATATTATATCTGTGATGATTGGTCTAGTAGGATTGGAGTCCAGGAGATTAAAAGATATACTCCTACCTGTAGAGATTATGAGCAACTATTTGTGTATGAGGTAGAATGTATTGGACAGGATTACTATCCATTACCTCAGTACACCTCAGCACTTAACTTTGCTTTCTTATCAGGTGAACTTAGCTACTTTGCTAAAAGTAATATCCAAAATTCAGTATTTCCATCTTTTGCTATGATGTTCCCTAAGAGACCTCAGTCTGAGGAGGAAAAAAACATGATAAGAAATACTATAGATAGATTGAAAGGTGCTGCCAATGCAGGTAAAGCTGTAGCATTCTTTGCTAATAGTCAGGACCAACTACCAAAGATTGAGTCACTACCTACTAATGGCAATGATAGTCTCTTTCAAGAGGCATCACAACTGAATACTGAGCAGATTTGTTTTAGTCATACCATTGATCCTATACTTATGGGAATCAGAACAACAGGCTCACTAGGTAATGGCTCAGATATTAAGCAGGCTTATGTCATATTTGAGAAAAATGTAGTAATGCCATTAAGAGACCAGGTAGCTGATATCTTTAATGAGCTGTTATTTATAGCTAAGATAGATGCAGATTTCACAATCAATAACTATCAGATAATTAACGAAGCTATTGTAGAACTTGAAGGAGATACCTCTAAGACTAATGATGCACTTAATAGTCTATCACCTTTGGTAGCTACTAAAGTACTTGAGACAATGACCGAGAATGAAATTAGAGCCTTAGCATCTTTGCCTCCGGTACCAGGTGGAGATAAGAGCAAGTCACAAATTGCACAAACACCTATACTATAATGCTATACTTTATAACAGAAACCTACTTAAAGAATAACACACCCATCACAGCAAATGTAGATGTAAACAATGTTACTCCCTACCTAGCTACTCAAGCTCAGCTGAGAATCATGCCTATCTTAGGTACTACATTCTATAATGACTTGCTTACTAAGTACAATGATCAAACATTAGATCCTGATGAAGAGACATTAGTCACATTCATACAGCCTATTATTGCATGGAGAGCTGCTGAAGATGCTGTATTTGGTCTATCTCTACAGCTAAAGAATAAAGGTCTACAGACTCAGTTTGGAGATAATAGCTCATCAGTAGATAGAGGTACTATAGCATTCAGTATGGAACACTATGCACAAAAGGCTGCATTCTTTGAGCAAAGATTAATCAGATACCTACTTAAGAACAGAGCTTTATATCCAATATTCACAGGTACAACTAACAGAGATACTGACCTTAGACCTATGATAGATGGATGTAGCTGTTACTCTAATGGATTGCTAGAATGTACAGGATTGTGTGGTAATAATAGCAATGGCTATAACAATTCAATCTTAATACTATGAAGCACTCAGGAGTCTTATCTATAATAGTATTCAGTTTAGGATACTTAACAGGCATATCATTAGTATTTGAGCCTGCTCTATATCTTAAGCTAATGGGAGCTAGTATAATAGGATATCTTACTTTTATTCTAGCATTACAAATGGAGGGAGAGGAATGAAAGCACAACTATCATTATTAATACTATCTATACAATCAGAACTTTTGACTCTCATATCCATATGCTTTGCATTCTTTTTACCAATAAGTGGCATCCTGTTAATGATTGGAGTACTAATATGCATTGATACTATCACAGGTATTTGGAAAGCTAAAAAGTTAGGGGAGAAAATAACTAGCAGAAAGCTCTCATCTATCATTAGTAAATTAGGACTTTATGAGCTTACTGTGATAATGTTCTTTTTAATAGATAAATTCATACTAAATGACATCATACTAACTTTTTTTAGTGTACCATTCATGCTCACAAAAATAGTGGCATTGGTCCTATCTAGTATTGAGGTGATGTCTATTAATGAGAATTATAAAGTAGTCAAAGGGATAGATTTATGGCAATCAATGAAACTACTATTTGCTAGAGCTAAGGATATTAAGGAGGACCTAAACAAACTGAAATGACTAGATGGGAATTAACCTCTAAGTATGGTACTGCTAATGTAACAGGTGCAGGATATTTAGTAAAGATTAAGCTACCTTATCCAATGCGTATAGCTTGGGACTTAGACAGCACTGTCAACTCTATGATGTGCCATAAGTTAGTAGCTGATAATTTTACAGCTGTATTCAATGAGTTACTAGCTACCTATGGCTATGATAAGATTAAAGAGTTAGGGATTGATTTATTCGGTGGATGCTTTAACTATAGAAAGATGAGAGGAGGTACAGCACTATCCATGCACTCATGGGGGATAGCTATTGACTTAGATCCTGCTAGAAATCTACTCAAAGAATCAGCGAAAACTGCAAGATTTGCAAGACCTGAGTATAAGGCAATGATAGATATATTCTACAAGCATGGATTTATATCTTTGGGTAAAGAAAAGAACTATGATTGGATGCACTTTGAAATAAAAGAATGATGAGATACTTAGCCATAATACTACTACTCAGCAGCTGCTCTGCACAATACCATCTTAATAAAGCAATTAAGAAAGGCTATAAATGTGAGGAGACAGGAGATACTATCAGGATCACTACACTAGATTCTATTCCTGTTATCATTCATGATAGCATAGTATGGGAGAAGTTTATCACTACTAAAGATACTATCATAAAATATAATACAGTCTATGTACCTAAGACTAGACTAGATAAAAAAATAGAATATAGACTAAAGGTCAAAACTATCTACAAAGATAGGATAGTAGAGAAAGCTAAGGCTAAGGCTACACAACCTAGACCTAGAGGCAATCTTAGTCTATTATTTGTAGGAGTAGGCATAGGTCTACTGCTATCTTATCTCTTTAAATTTGCGAGAGAAAAGTATTTGTTCTAAGTTTACACCACTTATGGTAAGAAAAAGACTGTTTTTTGACATTGAGACATCATTCAATGTTGGTATATTTTGGCGATCAGGATATAATCTTACAATCAATCCAGGTGATATCATTCATGAGAGAGCAATTATCTGCATCTGCTATAAATGGGAGCATGAGGATGATGTTCAGTTCCTAACATGGGATAAAAAGCAGTCTGATAAAGCTATGATTAAAGCATTTCTTAAAGTTATGGCTCAAGCTGATGAAATTGTGGCTCATAATGGGGATAGATTTGACCTCAAATGGTTGCGTACAAGAGCCATAATACATGGACTTGATGTAATGCCCTCACCTAAGACTATAGATACTCTTAAATGGGCTAGAAAGTACTTTAATTTTAATTCAAATAAATTAGATTATATAGCAAAGTATTTAGGAGTAGGTCAAAAGATGGATACAGGAGGATTAGACCTGTGGAAAGATATAGTATTTAAGAAAGATCAGCAGGCAATGGATAAGATGGTAGACTATTGTAAAATGGATGTCACTGTACTAGAAG